GATTACTTATATCTTGATTTTCATTCATATAATTCACTATTTCAATATATTCCACATCATCATATATGGTTGTCATGATTATCCAATAATGCTATTTACAAATAGGTATGCTCGGTGTACAGTTTTAATTTATTCATAATTCTTTATTATTATACAATCAATTTTTATATAAAACGATTGCGGAATAAATAAAACTTTTTAGATATATATGAAGGATGTTAATCTAAATTCACATAAAATATTATACGGTTTTATTTTATTATGTTTGATTAGTTCAACACTTTTAATATATAATAAGTTGTATATCCGCGAAGGTCTCACAAATAATAAATCAAATAAAATTGTTTTAATGGGAGATAGTATTTTAAAAAATAATGTTTATGTTGGTAAAGGTAAATCAGTAGAAGATATTTTAATGGAGCAATATGATGGGGAAGTATTAAATTTAGCTAAAGATAATACTACAATAAGCGATATTTATCAACAAATAAATAGTTTGTCAAACGAATTAAATACGAATGATACAACAATATTTGTTTCAGTTGGAGGAAATGATATTTTAAATAAATATGTATATGTGACAAAAGATCAGGTTGATGTAGATAATTTTACAGTTCTTTATCAAATATATTCGGGTTATAAAAACGCGATAAGAAAGATAAGAGAGAAAATGCCAAAGGCAAAAATAATGATAATGAATCTTTATTATCCTCAGAGTGTAAAGTATTTAAGATATAGAGAACTAATAAAAAAATGGAATGATTTATTAGATGAATATACTGCTGAACCGATGAATAAGATAAACGATGTACTTGATTTGTCAATAAATATGACAGATATAAATGATTTTGCTCTTTGTATAGAACCGTCTGAAACTGGAAGCGTAAAAATAGCAAGAGAAATATTGATTTTATCTAAAGAATAAAGCCATTAAATCTAATCAAATAAAACAAATAAATATTAACCTAAATTATTTATTTATTTTTTCTTATCTCTTTCCGCTACCACAAGAAGAGCATGCCGATCCTTTTGTATTATAAATTTGGGATACTGTAAAAATTTTATTTGTAAATTGAAGATTAATATTTGTATTTGTATTTTGGCCTGTGCCGTTTCTAGTATTAAGAGGAAACATTCTCATCATTTTATATATTATAATTATATATAAAATAATATTAAAATTTCATTAAGTTTGAATCGGTTTATCATGTTCAATTTCTACTATTTTCTCTCTATCTCTATGCTTATGAGTAAAGTTTAATTTAATTTCAGGTACACTTTTCATATCTAAATTATTTAATTCACTTGCTTCTTTTAATCTATCAATGTATTTTTTCATGGAATGGTCTTTTATATTTCCAAATATTCTGTTAAACCAATTTGCATTAGATGGATTATTTAATATAATTCTATTTTTTGTAGTTTTATAATTTATTTTTGGTATTCTAGTAACAATATCATTTTTATTTACATATCTATATGTTTCGTCAATTGTATCATTGTAAAAGTTAACAAATGATTTATTTCCTATTTTGGGACAACCAAATAAATGATTGACTATATATACTTTGTTTCCAAAATGAGATTTAATCAATGAAGATAATAAAACAGATACTGCTGCTCCAAGACTATGAGAAGTGAATGTAATTTTTATAGGGGTTATATTAATATTTGTTTCATCTCCTGATTTTTTATTTATGTTGTTTAATGCGTTATTCCATATTTGTTTAAAAACGTTGCTTAATACAAAAAATTTAAGAGCTTTGTATTGCTGTAAAAATCCCGAATGTACCATAATATTTTTATGATTATGTTTTGATTTTTTATTATCAAATAACACGGGGAATATAACATCGCTAAATTTCTGTTTCATTGTATACAAGTCTGATAAAATATCACTTTTAGATGAAGTCCCTCTAACCGAAAAAATAACTTCATTTTCATATTCTAATGCGTATATTTGTGCATCAACAGAATAACTATCATACGCACTAAAAAATAAAATATCTATAGGATTCGTAAATTTAATAATATTTGTTTTAAATGTGGATTCATTTTCATAAGATAACTTTGCTATTTCTGCTAATATTATTGGTTCCATTTATAATATATAAAATATTAATTTAAATGTAATAGATTAAAAATATTAAACGATACCAGTCTAAATAATGGTATTAAAATATTTCAAGGCGACAGATGGATTTAATTATATTGATACGTTTAATCGTACGTGGATAGAAGATCATAAAGAAACTATGACAGGACCTGTATATTGTGATAATTGTCTTTGTTATGGTTCTATTGATTATAATAATGAGAAAATTTTCATAGGTTATTGTTTGAATTGTGCGTATGCTGTATATAAAAGAGAACGAGGTCCTGGGTTTCAAGGTTTTAGGTCGTATGATTTCAATGTATATTATAATTGTAAAGAGATGAATTCATTTGATTGGCCTGAGTATCTGTATGATTATATTGAAATTATAAAATTATTAGTATGTAACAAAATATCAACTCCCTCATTAGCTGAAAGATGTCATTTGCATGTGTATAAATCTAGACATGATATAACGCATAATATAAACCAATTTGATTGCGACTGTGATTGTGAAAGCATTGATTTATCAGAGATGGATAGTGATATAGACCTTGACTGTGGTGACTGTGGAAAGTGCGGTGATTGTGGAGACTTGAATGCTCCTTTTTACTAAATGAGTTTGTATTAAAAATTATTTTTGTTTTTATGATTGCTACCATATTTGCAGTATTGTTTTTGAGAAAATCCTTTTGGACGATTACAATTAATACTGGCTTTGTATTTTGTAGACCATTTTGTTTTTTTAGTTTTATTTTTTTTTGTTTGTCTAACTCTATTATTACGAATGGTTCTCATATATATTTTAATAGATAAAAATATCCTAATTATATTTTCTATTTTCTATTTTAATTTATATTGGATAATTCCAATTTTTTGAAACGCATTCTCCTGCAATACATTTGAGTTCTTTAATTACATCTTTAAATTCCTCAATAATTCTATAATAAAGAATGTTATTTATATTGTAATCCTTTGCCGATAGCATAAATGGAAGAGGATATAAATAAGAAATGTATTGAAGTGCCTCTTCTGGATAAAATCCATAACAATCTGTTATGTCCACGACTGCTCCAAATGAAACAAGTAATCTTATAAGTTCAGTATTATTATTCCACATTGCGCAAGTTACAATAGGATATAAATCATATGAAGTTTTATTTTTATTTTTTCCAAATGTAACCGGTAAATAAATAGGTAAATTAATAAATTGATTTAATCTATCAATTGAATATTTATCAATATATTCAAATATCCATTTATGAACTTGATAATGGTCTCCTACTGCAAGTATATAATGAAAATACAATTGTTCTATATATTTTTCAGAATAAAGATTAATATCGTTCATATTCTTTAAATTATTACAAAATGTTGAAAAATCAATTGATTCATAAAGTCCATAGATTGTTTTAATTTCTTTTAATTTTATATAAGGAATATCGTTTCCAATTCTAGAATCAATAGAACCAATTATCATATCATTATTATGAATGAGAGAAATTTTCTGATATTTATTATATTTACTTGTTATTACATTCTTACACTCAGCGTCTTTTGATACCATTTTTCCGTTACAAAGAATACTATTATCATCAACATTATCCTCCTTCATTATGATTATATAATAGTTTCATATTTAAATAATTTTATATAATATAATTCATAAATAAATAATAATATTTTTAATTTTAAATAACTTAAAGAGGCGGCTCTATTATATAATGTGAATAAGATGAACGCGATGATTAAGCTCAAAAAGAAGGCGTAGTATTTATGAGTTTTCATCTTGATTCACATCGTTCTGGTCATATGATGTAATGGTTAGCATAATGGACTTTGAATCCATATATCTGGGTTCAAATCCCAGTACGACCTTTTGTCAGCTTGGCCGAGTGGTTATGGCGATAGACTTGAAATCTATTGGGGAAACCCGCACAGGTTCAATCCCTGTAGCTGACGTTTGCGTCATTTGTCTAATGGTTAGGATTCAACCCTTCCAAGGTTGAGGTCCGGGTTCAATTCCCGGATGACGCAAATTTCCGGACATAGCTCAGTTGGAAGAGCGACAGGCTGTAGTCCTGTTGGTCATCGGTTCAATTCCGATTGTCCGGATTTTTAGGTTCTTACAGCGAATAAAATAAAATTAAAACTTGCTCTAAGCAAATTTATATATAAATGAACCTAGCAAACAAGGTGGCGTGGTAGTAGTAGTAGTGTAGTAGTAGTGTAGTAGTAGTATTCGCGTGAATAATGAATATATATTTATTGTTTGTTTTTCCCTTCCAATCTGCAGATTAGTCCAAGATTTCCAGAGTCCAAGTCGCAGCATTATGAGAATCAGGTAAAGGTAAGTGTTAATTGTTTGGTTTTATATTTTTTTTGATTTTTCTAACCCTTTTTTTAAAAATGTTCGAGGTGATTTATTTCTACCAAGAATTTGCTTCGTTAGCTCAGTTGGTAGAGCGCCAGGCTGTTAACCTGTAGGTCACTGGTTCGATCCCAGTACGAAGCGTCTATGCGTATACACAAATATGCGTATAAATTGATGTATTATATCATCATTTTATATAATTACTAATTAAATATTTTTCTCTGATAATTAAAATTATGAGAGTTCTATTTAGAATTAAAAATGTAAATATTTACTTAAGAATACCGGTATCATATATAGTGCAATTCATTAAAGAGAACTCTGTTAAAATAGAGCATGATTGAAAAAAGATTAATTATTAATTATTAAATTATAAAATATTAAATTAAAATTATTTAAAGAAATAACTACTATATATAGTGCGGAGTTCCATATGTCCGTATAGCAACTTGGCGCAGAGGAAGCGCGCTTGGCCCATAACCAAGAGGTCCCAGGATCGAAACCTGGAGTTGCTAATCTTTTTATATATCATTAAATCAAATACTTAATGATATAATCAATAAACATATATAAACGATATTTACAATAGATAATATAGAATTGTAATAAATGTTATCTTTGAAAAATGAAGGGATTAAAGATATTCCAAAACATAAGATGTTTTTAGATACACATTATGAATTTTCAAAAAAAAATTGGATGCTAAAAGAAAATACCCAAACTAGTTTAATTTATTATAGGTTGAATAATGAAACAGATGAATTTAAAATTAAAATAAATAATAAATCAGTATCCGTGACAATCCCCATTATTGGAGGAAACTGCGAATATACTACTAATTTTATTAGTTACTATATGGCTAGTGAGTATATTTCATTTCATATAAATAATTATGAAAATAAAATGAAATAATTTGTGATTAAAACTGAATCACTATAGAAAGCAACTTTTAACATTTAAATCGTAAATGTCCTCATATTCCCAACTGAAATGATTTGTTGTCTTTCTAATTCCCAAATAAACATATTTATTATTTTCAAAATATTTAATAATATCTTGGTTTTTCAAATAAAATTCAGATGTTTTTTTATCCGTTCTCCATAATAATGTATTATTTGAATACTTGTTAATAAATTCTGATAACATGCTTGTACCGGTTCCTTTTGTGTTTACAGTTGTAAAAAATTTATCCAAATATATAAATTTATTACATTTCCATAAAATGCAAATGCCTTTCATTTCTATATCTTTCGTATTATTTATATAATCATAATAGAATTCAATTATACATTTTTTTTTTGTAAATCTCTCCGCTATATTATTAATATTTTGATTTTGATTTAGATTTAATTTATTAAAACGTGTAAGCATAGTATAAATTATAAATTCTTGATATTTAATGTTAATATCATTCCAATTCATATAGATTAACATGGTGTTATTTATCTATCAATATATAAAATATTTATTTTAACTCTATTTTATATATGATTCTATCAAAAAAATATAGAATGAAACGCAAGTCGTATAAGAAACACACAAAAAGAAGACATCATTATAAATCAAAAACCACCCGACGAATGCGTTTAAGAAAACAAAAAGGAGGAGGAATAGGAAATGATTTGAGAACACAATTAGTTAATTTATGTAAAGAGGGAAATTGGGAAGAATATGATAGAGTTACAGACCACATTATTGATGAATATATACGTGGGAAAAACGATTTTTTAATTTATTTAGACAAGGAAATGTTTTTAAAATCTGAACGAGATACACATAAAAAATATAAAAAACCTGGAGGATTTAGTAGGGATACTATATTATGTTTAGAACGATGTTTAACTCGGTTACAAGAGGAAGCTATACCTGAGTCAATGGTCCATTTAACTACGGCCGTAAATGTTCGTAACTCTATTAATCATTAATTTAATAAGCTTTTAATTTTTATTTTAATTTTTTTCCACATTTTGATGATAAGAATTTTTATGATAGATAATAAAAAAAATTGAAATGCTTTTTTGGATAGAAATAAAATGTATCTGAAACAACAACCATGTCCTTTAAGAACACCAACACCAACAACAACAAGAAGCAAGAGAAGACTTTCTTCTGCAAGGTTTGCTACGATGCCAAGCGTTCGGACTACAACACACACTTTCTGAAGGATTTCACGGGTCCTTCACCTGTCGTGACGTGTCCCTACTTGCTGGCTCTGAAGTGTAACTACTGCAAGATGTCAGGACACACAGTTTCATACTGCGATGTTCTGAAGTCAAAGAAGGAAGCTGATGATGTCCCCGTCAAGAGTAACAGAAAGAAGGAATCACAGAACGGGAGTTTCTTCATCTTGCGTGTTAGCCAAGATGGATCGGAAGCCATTACGCATGCGCCTGCTACGCCTAGTACTCCTCCTCGCAAGCAACAGACAAACCAGTATACTGCTAGGGCATTGGTAAACCCTGGTCGGAACAAGTTTGTATTGCTTGCAGATGATGAGGAGGAGGAAGAGGCTGAGGCTGAAGTTGAGATTGCGATTGCGATTGAACCTACATCCGCCCAGGAAGTCACTTGGGCTAAGATTGTTTCTCGCGCGCCTATCACAAAGAAATCAGTGACATTCAGCGACATTCCTCCAATCTACAAGCGCCAGATCAATCAGGTAATCAACGAGACGCGCGTCGCAGCAGCCGAGAAGCCATTGCCGACATTCATTCATGCGGTAACAAAGGGGACGACTTCTGTTATCAAGGAAGCTCCTATTAAAAACTTATTTGACACCTACTATCGCCCTGGAAGAAGCTGGGCTGATGATAGCTCGGATGATGAAGAGGATGGGGGATGGGCAATCAATATGTGTAAGTAGAATAGTTTAAAAGAGTTTCGCAATAAAAAAAACAAAAAAAAGGAAATATAATGAAATGAAAACAAAAAAAAAGATATAGATAATGAATGAAAAAACAAAAAAAGGGTAAGTAAAAAGGTACGTTTTTTCTTTTGATTATTTTTATTTTTTTTTCATTGAGGAATAAAAAAATTGAAATACTTTTTTTTATAAAAACAAAATGTATCTTAACCCAAACGCTAATACTACAAAGTAAGAATGGAAACCGAGTTCAACTTCTTCGCAATCATTGACGAAACCACGACCAAGTCCAAGGCTCAAACAGTTTACTACACTAACCCGAATGAGGCGATTATATTTGGAAACTTTACACTAGACGAATGTTGTGTCGCTCAATGTGTTCAGATTAACAATAATGTCGTCCGTAATATTCCTCCTCCTCTGTATTTCAGGCAACCAATTCCTTGTAGTCGTTGTGGCTATTTCAGTCATGCGGCCGAAAAATGCGTAGCTAAACGTAATTATTATGGAGAAATAATTCATTCTCATCCGTCTACACCAACGAAGAAACACGCGTTCAAGATGTATCCTAGTTCTCCAGTTGCTGCTCACAATGAAATTCATTACTATAATCATCATCTAATCAAAAATGGAGGATGGAATGGCGATAAAACAGACTATAGCCAGTTTGTATTTACATCAGATGATATTTGCGATTGGATTGAGGAACAAGAGCAGAATACATTATTTATTCTTCCTCAACATCATCTAATCACACAAGCAGAACCGATTCATGTTGTATATGTTCCGGTTATTATTAACAATCGCCCTACTAGATATGCTCCAATTGTGATACCATCAACCGATCAAGACATCGGCTATATGCTGAGATACAATTATGCAATGACCGACTATATGTTAGAAAGGCAAGTCGTGCGTGTTTACTAGTAGTTGTAGTAGGAAAACTTAGAGATAAGTTAGAATTTACATTTAATATTTGAAAAAGCAATAAATCAATTGTTTTTTTTCATTTATAAAATAATAATTTCTCTTTATTTTTTATTCGTATTTCTTAAATATAAATACTTTATTTTAAAATAAATTTAAAGAAATCATGACAGTTATATTTACAGTATGTATTAACGCTCTTATAGCTCAGTGGTAGAGCACCCGCTTTGTAAGCGGTAGGTCTCAGGTTCAATCCCTGATTGGAGCATAAAATAAATGAATATTAATAATTACTTGGCTGAATCCTAGTAATTATTATTTATGTTAAAAACATTAAAATAAAATGACTTGTATTATAAAATGGGAGATTTTTTTGTTTATTTATTATTGTCTAGTGATAATGCAACTTATGTAGGGGCTACAGTTGATCTAGATAGAAGATTAAGACAACACAATAAAGAAATAAAGGGAGGAGCTCATATGACAAGCTCAAAAGTAATAAAGGGAGAAATATGGATAAGAGCTTTACATATCAAAGGGTTTCCTGATTGGCAATCTGCTTTACAATTTGAATGGAGATTTAAACAAATATCAAGAAAACTTCCTCAAAAAATGTTTCCATTAGAACGACGCATTAGAGCATTGAAAACCCTATTAGAATTAGAAAAGTCTACTAGTAAAGCTATACCGTTTTCTGAATGGGAAAATAAACCTGAAGTCATTATTGAAGATGATGAAACTAGACAAATGTATTTGAATATTTTTAATTAAATATTAATATTTAAATATAAAAGTTATATATCTATCATGTCTCAAAATGATTATATTTTTGAATATAAATTGGATGATAATGATAATGATAATACTAATATAGAGTATAAGAGAGAATCTTGGAAAGAATATATTAAAAAAATTATAAAACGTCCATTTTGTTTTACTAAAAGTAATCATTTTAAAAAATAAAATAAATTTTATGATAAGAAATAATAGCATACATTTTAAAAAAAATTGAAATACTTTTTCTCCTGGAAACAAAAGATATCTAACAACAAGCTACTACGACAACAATGTCTTCTACTACTACCAACACCGTTTACAATGAGAAGTCTCTTATTGGTCTTCTGAATAGCGAGCCGAGTATTTGTATTCCTCGCCTGTTTATGAATATCACTGAGGAGCGCGTGATGAATGTATTTGCCGATCTATTTGGAGATGATGCGATTGACCGCATTGATATGATTGAGCGCAAGAATAAGAATGGAGAGTCTTATAAGCGCGCGTTCGTTCATTTCAATTATTGGCCTCGTCGTGAGCAGGCAACCGAGGTTCGCCTTAAGTTGCTCAACGGCGATGAGGTTAAGATCGTCTACGACGAGCCTTGGTTTTGGCGCATTTCGGCATCTCGTTCCAGTCGTCCGGAGGAGCGTGCTCTAGCTGAACCTATTGCGGAAGTGAAGCGTCCCTTTATCATCCTAGATGCGAAGGATGATGCAGACCGTCGCTCTCGTCCTTCTCAGCCGCGCTACTACGAGGAACGCCGTGATGAGCGCAGCCAGCGTCCTTCGCATGACCAGCAGCGTCCCTCGTATGACCATCGGCGTCCCTCTTACGAGCAGCGTGACCAGCAGCGTCCCTCTTACGAGCAGCGTGACCAACAGCGTCCCTCTTACGAGCAGCGTGACCAGCGTCCCTCTTATGAGAAGCGTGACCAGCAGCGTCCCTCTTACGATCGCGGCGACCAGCGTCCTCGTGCTCCGCGCAATGCTGTGCCTAGACATGCGCCAAGCCAGGATTATTCTCGCCGGATTGAGACGAACCGTCCTCCTAAGATTCATGTGACTCCTACTAAAGAGCCCGAGATTGCCGCTTGGATTGAGCGGGTTCCTGGTGCTCCGGTAAAGGGGAAGAAGCCTCGTCTGGTTTTGGATGAGGCGACCCCTACAATTAGTGATGAGATGGACGATATCATTAACCGTGCCAGGAGCTTGAAGTTTGACGATGAGGACACTACTGCCAAGAAGACCGAGACCACCAAGACTGAGACCGAGACCAAGACTGCCGAATAAGTACAAGACTACACACGCACACATAAACATTTCTAGTATAGGATTTCTTGAAAATAAAGTAAAAAATAAAAAGGTTAAACCTTTTTTTTTATATGAATAAATATCACATAATTAAAATGAATAAGTATTTAGTTGATAATACACAAATAATTGAAAGCATTAAATTTATTAAAGAAGACAAAGGATATATAATTCCATACGACCAATCTTTTATTTTTTTATTTCAATGTTACAAAATAAAACACAAGAGAGAAAATGAAGTTATTTATTTTGAATGCGATTCTATACAAACATTAAATGAATTTATAGATAATAATGGGAAAAATAAAAAACTAAAATACAATGACGTTGTAAAGCTAATTTATGATACAGGAAATTTAATTAAAAATTTAGAGGAAGATAAAAGAGGAATTTTTTGTTTTTCATTAGACGATTTTATAGTAATAAATAATAATTTGTTTCTTTTTATTAACCCGTTTAAGTTATCAAATATTTATAAAAATAATTTAACACTTAAAATACCAATTGATATAACAGAAAATTTCATAAATAATGATACTAATTTCTCTCATCTACCTATAACTGCAAACTATAAAAATTCTTATTATAACTTTGGATTAATGGTTTTTTATTTATTAACAGGTAAAATATATTCAAAAGAAAAAATAAACTTGTTAGACGAAATCTATCATACTTCACTTTATTTTTTTATATTAAGATGTTTAAATGATAATCCAAAAGAAAGGTATTATATTTATATTTAATTTCTCATATTAATTTATATGTCAATCGTTGTTTTAAAAAGAAATTCAAGACGTTTTCAAGCACCTATATCCGGTAGAGGACATGACGGGTTTTCTTTAGTTGGAGGATATAGAAATGTAGGTGCAGTAGGTCAAACAAACTTAGCAAAATCAGTAACTAGAACTCGTTTTAGAGGTAATGCCCCGATGGGTCATGGAGGATGTTGCGGAACATATAAAATATCGGTTTGTAATTCAGGTAGTTGTTGTACGAACGACCCGTCTATTATAAAATCAACTGTTAAAAATACAAAAGGAGCCATATTAAAACAATATAAATGGATACATTCGGCGTATCCTCGTTACTGGGTAAAGCCGGATGATTCAATGCCGGAAAATTATTCACAGGGAATTTATGTTAAAAATTTGACATCCCAATATTCAAATTGTGTAGTGAACAAAGTAGATACAGGAATCAATGACTGCGGTGGAAATTTGCAATGTAAAGCCGCATCATATCATATTGGGGGGAAAAAATATTATAGGTCATTTTATTCAAAAGACCTAAACGTACGTCCTACATCTTGTAGTCAATATATCACGGCGGGATTGTATAAGAAAAATAATCTTCCAACTCCTCCTTGTTTACAGTCGTTCCCCATGAATTTATCTCATAATGGATGTGATGTTAATTATTTTACCCCTCAAGAGGCAATTGCTGCCGGCGCGCTTCCGTCTGATTGGATGAATTGTAATAATGAAACAAACCCAAATTGTGTTCCAAATAGTGGAATATAAGATGAATATAAGATGAATATAAATAAAAGAAAATAAATTTTATAATAAATATTCATAAAATTTATTCAATATTAATAATAATTGTATATTTTTATTTATTTGTATCGAATTATTGGATTAATTTTAATACCAGTGTCTAATAATCGTCTTCCTTGTGACATATGACTCGTAACATATTCTGATGGTTTAACTATTTTAAAATCACCTTTATCTGTGCTATAAATTATTTTTTTAACATTCAAAGCCTTTATAATTTTTATACAATCAACACATGGCGCACTATCTTTTAATGAATTACTTCTATCAATTCTCACTACATATAATGATATTTTCTTAAAAATTTTCTGATTCGTTCGCGACTTTTATCGAGTTAATCCATTTTCCAAATGTGTTAGAGCAACATGAATGATATACATTTCGTAGCGCGGCCATTTCTGCGTGACACGTACATTGGTTTTCATTATTAACAAATCCATCATACGTTCGGTTGCGATAATTATTATAACCCTTGCCAATAATTTTTCCATTCGTAACCGCAACGCACCCATGGCGCATCAATACAGTTGATTTCATTCCTTCGTTAACAGCAACAGAGATAAATTCAATATCTTTACGGCTGATAGTTTCAGACATTAGTTTTCAATAAGATACTTTTAATATTATTTATAAATTTAAATCAATTTTTTTATTAATTACACGGTTAAAAATATAATAAAATAATATAAAAAGAGAGCAATAGTAATATTATAAATAAAACCAAATGCTCATTGAAGAACAAAAACGCCCTTACTATAAATTATTTGTCTATATCGACAATGAAGACGGCGTTCTGAAAAATATGTATTCTGAAAAATTTAAAACTCAACAAGAAAAAGTAACTAAGTTTATTCAAGGAGAGAATATTTGCGTAGATGCTGGCGTTGACCTTTTCAATCCTTCTAGTGAAGATCTAGCTTATAGGAATAAGGCTACAAAAATTAGGACAAATGTAAAATGTGCGATGTATTTTGTAGACACAAATGGAGATATTATTCCATCAGGATATTATATGTATCCAAGGTCAAGCACAGGAAGTTCAACGCCACTTCGTCTTGCAAATTCAGTTGGTATTATTGATACTGGATATCGCGGAGAATTGATGGGGTTTTTTGATAATGTAAATAAAAATTACGACTATCCAGTTGAGAAATATCAACGACTTCTTCAAATTTGTAGTCCGAATATGACATATCCAATTTATCCTGAATTGGTTTCTGATTTGAAAGAGCTAGATTATTATATCACTTATAATGACCGAGGTGATGCTGGGTTCGGTTCTACTGGAAAATAAATATAGTAAATAAATAAAATTATAAAAAATAAACTATAGAGTGAATCAAATAATAAAATTTATTATTATTATTTGATTTCATATTATGATTTTTACTTGCGGTGTCGTTTTAATGTTTTACGAGGTCCTTGTCCTCTACTGGTTAACATACGTTTAGCACGAGTAGCAATGCGTCTATATGTAGATTGAGAATATTTAGGATGCGACATTCCTAAATAGGTTGATGGTTTATTTCTCCATTCGCGTGCTCTTACATAAGCAGCATATATGCCTTTATCGCTGATTTTACATGTATTTTTTTTACATATTGGAAAACTTTTTTTGGGACCAAGAAAGCATTTTTCCCCACAATTTCGTTTCATAATGGTTCTTTGACGTGTGCTAGGTTTTTCAGAACTCCATCCGGACCAAGGCAATTTTTTTAAAGACATATATATATTACTCTCGTAAATAAAATAAATAAATAATTATTTAATAGTTATATAACATGAATATTGAAAATGATAAATTAAATGGATCAACTATAATTGATATAAATCCAAATATAAATTTAAATACATTTGAAGCGGATAATCGTGAGAATGAGATTGGTGTAGTTAAAACAAATACACCAATTAATAATCTTTTTAAAATATACAATAAACCAGATGATACATCATACATACCTCGTTATGATGGAAATAGTCCACAAAATAGTGTAAAACATAGTGATTCTGATAGTGACTCAGAAGTTGATAATCATAATAGTTCAAGTATAAATGATGATAGTATAATGTTTTATGATATAGATGTTTATAAAAATAATAAAAATAATAAAAATAATAAAAATAAAATTGTTTATAGAAAATTAAACTACAATTCTGTAAGACGATATGTTAAAAAATACTATGAACAAGATATAGTTCATAAATATTCATCCTCTTTGGATATTTTGGCGAGTTATATAAAAGGTCAAAAAATTATTTATATGGAATCAAGAAGCTATACTGTAACAAAATTAAATTTCTTGATGCTTCCAGCTATTTTTTTATCTGCTGCTTGTAGTATATTAGCACAGAGTTATTTCACAGAATTATCAAATGGAGAAGTTATATTATCTTCTATAAATGGAATGATTGTTTTTTTACTTTCTATAATAAATTATTTAAAATTAGATGCTGCTAGCGAAGCACATAAAATCTCATCTCATCAATATGATAAATTACAAAGTTTTTTGGAATTCTCATCGGGACAGGTATTACTTTTTAGTAATCCAATATTGAACGAGGAGATAATTGATAAATGGTGGGATAAATGGAATAAAAATATAACTTATTTTAAACGACAAACCTCTCAAAACACTAAAGATGATGTAGACCATAGAAACGACTTTATTAATGATGAAAAAATAAAATATAATGAATTACTAGCATTAAAACAAAACGCAGAAACTGAATTATTAAATGAAATGAAAACAAAGATTAAAGAGGTTGAGAAAAAAATAGAAGAAATTAAAGAAACGAATCAATTTATTATTCCAAGAATTATTCGTTATAGATATCCATTGATTTATAATACAAATGTATTTTCAATTATTAAAAAGATAGATGATATTAAATCAAAAACAATTACAAATTTAAAACATATAAAAAATGAAATTAGATATATTAATTCGGAACAAAAAATAAATAAGACATTAAGTGAAACGGATGATTTAAGATTGAAACAATTATGTAGGGGTAAAAAAACAGCAATTCATACAATATTGTATTTAAATACAGCTTTTTCAATGATAGACAATGTATTCCAACAAGAAATTACAAATGCAGAATTGAAAAAAAGATTTTTTTTTACATTTATAGTAAATGATTTCATTAATTTATTTTGTCCTTCGACATATAAAAATTGGTTTGTCCCGGCTGGATATGTAGAACCGAGTAAGATAGGAAACGAACCATTAATAAATATTATTGGAAATAATAGTGATATATTTTTATATGATAACGAATTGGAAATGTGTCGCACAAAGGAATGCGATTGTCTTAAAAAAAATAGACGCGCTGTATCATTAAGCAATTTAAAAAACGCAACAATGCCTTTTGGTGGTAAATATCATGCTAAACAAGTTTAATTTTAATTTTATTAATATTTATCCTTATTTGGATAAAGATTAATATTTCGTAGATTTTATACTACGCGATGTGAGAAACGAATTTGTTATTTGATAACATACAACCCTGTCATTTCAACATATATTCATATCACTCATCTATTTGCTGCCTCCTGTAAATAGTTATTCATTTTAATAAAGGTAATTATTTTAGGTAATTATAATTTATTGCTGTTAGGAGACATATTATATTGATGAATCAACTTTAAGTAATTTAATTAATAAATAATTTAAATACTAACTTGCTTAAATAAATTATATAAATAATATCATAAATTACTTAATCATTTAATTTCCTTCTTATTTATAAATGTCAGAAAATAATCAAAAAATAAAAAAAAACAATATATTTTTAAATAATAAACCACCCGATAAGCCAAACGATAAAAATAATAATCAAAATAATAATAGTTACACTAACACGAATGAATACAAGAATGATAAAAACAATGATAGTTTAAGAAATAATAGATTTTTAAATGAAATAGGAAAGAATACAATGAGAGAAATTCAAGAAAAAAGGGATGGTTTTAATGCGAATAATACAGAACTATTTCCATCATTATTAAACCAATTAAATATATTAACTATTTCAAAAAATAACAGAAAAAAACAAGATATTGTTTCTTATAAGGATGTAACAAATAATACAGAAAAAGCATACAAAAAAATAGAAACAGATGAAGTAGACCCTGGATGGGTACATTTTTATAGAGATGAAGATAATAAAATCATTCGTTTAAATGGTCGAACAACTGAAGAATGCTTAGAATTAGAGAGAAAAGAAATTAAAAATAAAAAGGAAAAAGAAAAAGACGAGTTGAACCATTTTTTAAAAGAATTAGACGATGAACGAATTTTAAGAAAGGAATTATACGGAGATATTTATAAATTTTATGATCCTAATAAAGATAAATATTATACAAAAGAAAAAGATATAATTTTATATACATCAAACGAAACATTTGATAGTGATACTGAAGGAAGTAATGATAATAATGAAGATGGTCCAATTTACGATAATTATTTATAAGTTCAATTCCATTATCAAAAATATATTATTTTAATAATGGAAACAAATATCAGTTTAGATTTATCCGACGAATTAGATTGTTCTTGGATTGATAATTTTGAACAATCCGAACAAGAATATTCATGCTTTTACAAAGAAAAAATAGAAAGTATTAAATTAAATTACATATATGTAGATGAAAAGAATTCTATTAATAATATTCATCAGGAAACATTATTACTAGATAATGGAAAAATAGATAAGGATAAAATGATTGAAATTATTAAAAATAATAAAAATAAAAATAAAACAAATTATAGTTTGATAAGTATTTTGAAATATAATATTACTTTAGAACCAGAACATATTAAAAAATATGTAAATGATGAATTAGAAGATGAATTTCTCTCAAAAGTAGATATTCTACAAGATATTTATTTTAAGGATACAATTAATTTATTTCAGGATTTGAATTGTTTATATTTTATATTTTGTAATAAGAAAGTGAGAGAAAATAAAAATAAAAATAAAATAACAAAGCGTATCATAATTCATTTATCGTCTATAAAAAAAAATAAAATAACTAGAAAAAATATTTAAAATATAAATTCATATTAAAAATTATGATTATTGATTGACTAGTGATGTCTATCAATAAACCCCCTTTTAAAATAAAGAATATAATTTAACCCATCGTGTACATTTGTATCTGTTTCCGTATGGACGTTAGACCATTTTATATTGTATGCATTTAAATCTATCTTTTTATCTGAAACAAATTCACCAGCAATTAAAGTGTGATAAATTGAAGCACAATGAGCGTGGTTTAAGGCTTCATCATATATTTGGTATCCTCCTACAACCCAAACAACTGAATCATTGAATTGATACGCATTTATAAGAGAGTCTTCAAATGAAGGAAAAAAATAAATATTTTTTTTCTTATTTTCATCATATTCATTATTATATTTATCACAATTGCTAGTGATAATAAATACGGTTCTATTTTTTGGAACTTTATGCTTCATAGAATCCCATGTTTTTCTACCCATTATCAAAATATTATTGGAAAAAATTATATTTGAACTCGTTATCGTATTGTAAAAATTACTATCTTTTAAAAAACGCCAAGGCAAATTATTATTATAACTAAACCCTCCATTTATGTCGGTAGCAATAATAAGATTAAACCGAGGAACTTGGGTCATTAATTATGATTATATCTTTATAACAGTTATATCTTTATATCAAATAAAAGATTTACTCGTTTAATAACAAACAATTAAATAATTTAAAGAAAATAATTAATTAATCTATATAACATATTGTTTTTCAATGAACTCATTTCTAATAAACTCACTTGATAAATCAAACTCAAGAAACGATTTACAGAGAGGAGAGAACGGTCATGTTGAATTGGGATGGAGCAATAATATTCGCGAAAGAATCGTTCAATTTTACTATCAACTTGTTCGCACTGATAATTTTAAAAAAATAGATTCTTTATATACAAACCTAATTATTGACACTTTAACAGAAAATATAACACAAGAAGAACAAATAGAATATATTACAATTCTTTATAAATTAATCGCCTACACTCGCGACATCCTTTTCGGAAAAGGAGAATATGCTCTATCATATGTTTTGGTTGCTTCTTGGGCTAAACTACAATCAGAAATTCATAAAACAAATTTAGAAGAAGAAATGAAAACATCGGACCCAGTAAGACATAAAAAAATTCAATATTTATTTTCAAAACAATTTTACATTAAAACAAATAAAATCGCTTTTTTTGCGCTTGAAAATTTTATTGTTTCCATTAATAACGACCACCCAATCGGCTCATTTAAAGATGTTAAATATTTTATAAATTATTGGGATAGTTTGTGGAATGGAGAGTTCTCAAGAGAAAGATATATGAAGGCCGAAATTATAAAACAATTAATTGCTCTTATGAATTCTCAATTAAGAAATGATATTCTTAATATACATAATTATGATGATAATGCACGCCCAAATATATCGCTCGTTTCAAAATGGATACCAAGAGAAAAATCTAAATTTGGATGGATGACAAAGTATTTTGCAAAACATTATTTTTCGTATGAAAATTGGTTTGAATCTGCCGACACTGATTTAAGACAAGCATCAGCTGAAAAAAAGGCACTAACCAATTATCGCAAGTTGGTATCCAAGGCAAACGCATTTATTGATACAACCCAAATAAAACAATGTAATGGGTCTTGGAAACATATTAATTTTGATAAAAATGTAACAAGCATAACGCTTTCAAAACAAAAACAAGCTTTTATGAATAAGACGAGAAACGGTAAAACTCGTTGTCCTGAAAATAATGATAGAAATGAATGTTCTAAAAATTATAGCAATTTCATTCGTAAATGTGTAAGCGGAGACTCAAAAATAAAAGGAAAAAGAGTTTCCATTTATGATTTTGTAAAAGACGCGGTTCGTGCGGATATTTCTGAGCTAGAAATGTGTGAGACAATTAACCTACAATGGAAAGATAATTCTGTTATAAATAATTCATTCAATCATTTGATTGCTATGGTTGATACGTCTAGCTCTATGTCTTCTGATAATAATACGCCGCTTTATAATGCGGTTGGACTTGGAATAAGAATCGCCGAAAGGTCTACTCTTGGTAAACGAATTCTTACATTTAATGATAGACCGGAATGGTTTAATTTGGATAAGTGTGATGATTTTGTATCGACTGTTAAAAAAATACAAACCGCACCATGGGGAACGAATACTAATTTTTATTCTGCACTAGAGAAAATTGTAGAAGCTTATGTCGTTATGGATCTACATCCAAATGATGTTGAAAAATATGGACTCGTTATTTTATCGGATATGCAGATTGATTGTTGTGTATGTGATTATAAACAAGGGCAAGACGAAATGTTTCAGGAAATTGAAAAGAGATTTGCTAGAGTCGGAATGAACTCCCGATTTAATGTACCGTATAAAACACCATTTATTTTATTTTGGAATTTGAGAAAAACAGATGGATTTCCTACATCCGCATTTACTAAAAATGTAGCAATGATAAGTGGATACAGTCCTGCTCTCCTTAACCAATTTTTAAATAAAGGACTTGATGCGTTCAAAGAATTTAATTCTTGGGATCTTATGAATTCTACGATGATGAATAAACGGTATGATAGTTATGATAATGCTGTTAAACTGTTATTGAATGATCTATAATTATTATCATAAATAATATTAATATTGTGTAAAAAATATTATTTAATTCAAATTATTTAAAAATAAATATTTTGAATATATTAAAGAGTTTTC